TTACTACTTAATCCAGCGCTATATGAGCCTCTTGCTTCTGCCGTGGTCATAGACGACTTACTGGCTAATCTGGCTAAAAGTTACCACCAGTCTCATGCCCGAACAAGAGTATATCCGAGGGTTTCCAGCTCAGTAATACAGGTAGCATCGGCAGCGAACGCCGATACATTCGGGGCATGGACTCAAGCTGTGCCGATAGATACCATTGACTTTGATTATACGCTCCTCTATTTTATGGTTGAGCAAGTGGGGGCAGCGGGAACCTATATCATACAGTTTGGTTATAGCACCGTGGATGGGGATGACCCGACTACTGCTCAGATGGCTGGTGAGCAGAGATTCAAGGCTTTAGGGACACCTATCAAGACTTACCATGCAGACCTTGATGTAAGAGGCGGCCATTGCCCAGCTAATTCTAAATTGTGGGTAAGGACAATGACAGAGAATGCCGCTCAACAGGACACCTGTGATATTAGTCTAGTAATCATACCTTTGAGAGAGATAACTAATCCCATTACGCCGCACGCTACTTGGCCGTGGGCTAGTTAAGGAGGTAGATATGCCATACGATATTGAGAAACGTGGAGATAAATTCGTGGTGTTTAACACAGATACCAAAGATGTGAAAGGACGGCATGGCAGCAGGATAAAGGCCCAGAGGCAGATTAACCTCTTGAGAGGTATAGAAAAAGGATGGGAGCCAACTGGTAAGAAAGCTAGAAAGTAGGAGGTAATATCATGGCAACAAAAGGAGTACCAAGACGAGATGGCTCTGGCGGCGGTGTCAGGGCAAACAGGGGGAGAGGTGGATGTTCCCCAACGAGGAAAACCGGCAAAAGTCCAAATAGGAGATAGATATGGCTGGAGAACTAAGTACAGTAAGAACCATCATAAGGCAGTTTCTCAATGATGAGTTCGTTGAAGGCGCTGAGCAGGACTTTACAAATGATGAACTTGACCTCTATATTGATGATTGTCTGATTGAAATATCTGAGCATTGGCCATACGAGGTTAAAGAGACGCTGACCACAGTAGCTTCAAGAGACCTGGATATTAGCTCTATTGAGGACTTGCTGGAAGTGAATAAGGCTGAGTTTCCAGTAGGCAGTGACCCACCAGACTACAGGAATGTCTCCGTGTTCGGCACCACCCTGACGATTGATATTGACACCAAGCCTACTGTTGATAAAACCATATACCTGTTTTGTCATAAGGTCCACCAACTAACCGAGGTATTATCCACCCTGTCCCCTCAACTTAAAAGCCTATTGGTGGCAGGAGTTGTGTCAAAAGCTGCCTTGGGCTGGATTAATCAGGTCAGAAGTCAGGTGGGAGAAGCTATTACTAGAGCCAGAGATGTCAACGATGCCATTGAACTTATGTCAGCTCGGATAGTTCAGGCCAAGAATGACCTAGAGAGTGGCCGGAGCTTGGGATTCAATAAGATATATGTTGGCGGTAATCCCTTGGGTGACTATGCCAACTTTGCTGCACGAGAACTTGGCAATGCAAATAGTTATCTGGGTCAGTCACAGGGATTCCTAAGAGAACTGACGAGCCGGCTATCAATCTCGGGGACTATCAACTCTTATCAGACCTGGGCGAATAACAAACTTATTTTATATCAGAGAGACTTGAAACGGGTGGCAAAACCACGAACTTACAGGACTTACCCCAAAGATTAGAAGAAGGAGGAGAATTGTGGCAAATGAGCTTTCGTTAATAGTAAACTTTGACTTTAGTAAAGGCGGTGCCGAAGTTTCTAAGCAATTAAGCAAGAAAATAACTGTCGCTGGTGATGCTTTTACACACGGGATTCAAGAAATCGGGTTGGTTGAGGAGGAGATAGCGCAAGGTGTAGAGTTGGGAACCCCAGGATACTTGCTTATCAAAAACCTTGATACTACAAACTATGTGGAGATTGGTTCCACGACTGGGGTTTATGATATTAAGCTGAAAGCACTTGAGTTCGCTCTTTACCGACATAACAGTGGCACCGTCTATGCCTTAGCTGATACGGCAGCCTGCCTTGTTGAATACTGCCTGATAGAGGATTAAATAATGCGTAGCCTAACAGCAACCGAAACGACAGCTCAAGAGTCGGCTGTCCTTGAACCTAAAATCAAAATCACCTTCTCCGACCCCGCAGCAGTTGAGGCTGACGTTGTCGTTGAGGAAGACCGCATAAAGGACATACCTTCACAGGAGGAGGCATCGGATAGCCAGACCTGCGAGGTTATCCTTGACAATGCCGATGGCTACTTTACTACCAAAAGTCTACAGGGCTGGGATGCAGTTCTTGAGTGGGGGCTGGTAACAGCTAGTGGGGATGAGTATTCTGCCATAGCACCTTTGAAAGTTCTAGCTCAAAACTTGTCATCTGCACCTGGGGTTTTACAGTGCCGCTTATCTCTAGTTGGAATACCTAATCTCTTGTCCGAGCAGAAGGCAAGTAAAGACTACTCCCACCACTGGTCATCTACTAAGACAGCTAAGGACATGATTACTGAGATAGCTGATGGGGAACCGGTTACAGAAGAACTGACCGAGAAGCAAGAAGCCTATGACCCATCGGTGAGTTACATTAATCTTGATGCTAACCTGCATGGTGCTGGGCAGAGGCTTAGTATTCCTAACAGAACAGTTACCAAGTTGTCTTTCAGGTTAAAGAAGTTTGGAAACCCAGCAGGTGATATAACCTTTATCATCCGAGAGGTTGAAGCCCCACAAGCTATTCTGCTCACTAAAGTTTTGGCTAATGCCAACACTCTTACTACCTCCGGAGTTTGGTATGAAGCAACCTTTGATACCCCAGCAACAATAGATGAGGAGATAACTTATCCCGCAGGCGAAGATACTGGTGGTGTCTGGGCTTACTGTGAGTTTGTAGATGGTGATGCGGGCAACTATGTAATGGTCTCATATAGTCCAAATGCTGTAAAGCCTGGTGAGTGGATTTTCAGGGTTGAAGCTGCTGGTGCTCCTGGGGATGACTGGGAAACCAAAGACGAAGATTGCCTTTACCGCTACAAATACACCGGCGCTGGTATAGACTGCTTTGAGGACTCCCATGATGCAGGGCTAGACTACGAAGTTGTCTATGACCCACATGGGACTCATACTGGCGGGGTTCATGCAACCATAATGACCGACTCTGCGGCTGCCTTTAAGACCGATGCTTTGATTGGTCAAGTGATTCGCAATGGCACAGATGGAAGCTCAGGTACTATCACGGATAATGATGCCACTACTGTTACCGTAGCCGCCCTAGCTGGTGGTGGAGATAACCAGTGGGACACCAATGATGTTTACACTATTGAAGATGCTCTCCTTGACGTTTACACGCCAAAGGATGCCTTCATAATTAGAGAAGGGCAGAGCCGCCTTGATAAGATAAACCAACTACTCGGTTACACTGGCGGAGAGAAGATTGTTAGGGCTGACGGAAAGATTCATGTGTTTGTGCCGATAACCTCTGGTACAGAATACGACTCTGAAAACTCCCTCACTTCAGGACATACATTTTTCTCAAAAGCAGTCCGTAAAGCCCTGGTAATTCCCAACCGCATTGTCGTTAAGTCCCTGAAGACGGATGCGACTGAGTATTCAGGTGAAGCTACTAGCGCAACGAGTTTTGGCTTGCTCCCCATAACTAGTGCTCCTATAAGAACTAGCCTGGTTGATAATGCTCAGGGTGCCAGCATAGCAGCAGCAATGATTTCACGATTAGAGATAGCTGCCCAAAGAGGTGCGGCCAGTGTGCCAATGAACCTTGGCTCTGAGGTCTTTGACTATGTGAAGGTCAATGCGTTAAATACTGAGGATACTTCAAGGACTGGCAATATCGGGTACATCAGGCGGTCATACAGACCAGGCACTACCTGGAGAATGGACTTTGGATTTGGCGGGGTTGCTCTTAAAGGCGTACCTGGGACAGGACCATCGTTACTTCAAAGAGAGCCGATACCAGAACCTACAAAGAAAGAGGCAACCTTAAAGTGGGAGCCTAGCTTTGAGATAATAGATGACCAACTCGATTGGTTATATGGCAGGGGAGAATATGAAAACGAACTAACGGGTATGAAGTGGGTGGAAGCTGCGATTGCCGAATTGTGGGGTGATAAAGGACTTAACGGTCTGGTATCGCTATACAATGCAATGATTACCCGTCTCGGCTGGGTTGAAGGTCAAGAGCCTACCGATGAGCAGATAGATGCTGCTTTGCTACCTTACTACACTAAGACACAGATTGATGCTCAAATAGAACATTTTAATTGGTTAGCTGAGTCCACAAGGATACTTACTGATTCAAACCGTACTTCAACTTTAGCTTGGACTGACCTTGATGTTACAGCCCAAACCAGTGCTTCTACATTTGCTGTGGCACTTTTATTGCAGATTAACGTGGATAGTGAGGAACCAGGACAAGCAGATTCCTTCCAGTTAGAAGTTCGTAAAAATGGGGATACGCCGACATATTATCCTCGGTTACGAGTCGGTGAGTGGTTATCAGATTCCGAAGCTCCACGAAGGTTCTATGCTTTTGTGATAGTTGGGGTAGATGCTGATGAGAAACTTGAATACCAACTGTCCGTTGGAGACTTTTCCGGCAACGCTCAAGCAGATTTCTACATAGATATTCTCGGATATTGGGATAAAGAATAAAAGGAGACTACCATGAATGTTTTAGATGGCAAGTATACAGGACCGCTCACCCCTGAACAAACTATAACTCAATTCAAGTTCCGCATAGAAATCCATGAGACTTATGATGAGCTAGTTCAAGAAGACCCCGAGACGTGGAGTGCCTTTGGTAGCCATGAGTGGCACCAATGGGCTATCAATGGCTATAAGAAAGGGATTTACTGGATAAAAGAGTGCAACCCTGTAAGGTGCTCTCTATCTGAGGCATTTTCTACTATTATTAGAATGATTTTTAGGCGGTAGTTATGGAAAGCAATGGTTTTTTCAACAGGATGGTTAAAGAAGCTATGGACGAACTCGCCTCTGGCGAGCAAGGCTGGAAGGATTGTGATACCAACACCTTATTTTTAGCTGCCTTCGGTATGCTTTATAATGAAATGATGCACAATATAGCACGCCCCCTGTGGTTCTTTTCAAGTGCTGTGGCGGTAGGAGTAATCGGTTATATTATTAGCCTAGTGCTGTGATGTTACCCCCGTTTTGGGATAGCATTGAAAATTATAAGGAGAGGAAAATGTATAAATTTAGTGTTAGCGTAATCTTGGGTATTCTGGTTCTCGGAGCTGTATCTTGTTTTATGGCATGGTTGGGATTTGACAACATCGCTGGCGTTGCCGTTGGTGGAATTTGCGCTACCTTACCTAAAGTCGTGGAATCCATAGCTGGTAAAAGCCCTATGCCGTGAATGAGGGGCTTAGGACTTGACAAAATTAGTTAATTCTGTTATTATTTAATATATGGAACATTTTTGCGTATATTGTGGGAAAAAACTTCCAACGATAAAATGGAAATATTGCGGTCATCAATGTAAAGCAGAGTTTCTAAAAGCTAAATTCAAACAAGAAAACCCCACTTTATTAAGAGGCAATAGCTCCAGCACAACTGGAGCGATATCCGAACTTCGGGTTGCAGTAGATTTAATGGCCAAAGGTTTCGATGTTTTCAGAGCATTGAGTCCAGCCTGTCCTTGTGACATAGTTGTTGCGAAAAATAATACTTTACTCAGAATCCAAGTCCGCACTTCATATATCTCCGTCAGTGGGAAAATGTATAAGCACGCCAGCAAACGGGATAACCCAGACGATATTGATTTATATGCTTGGGTTTTGCCCAACGAGATTCTCTACGAACCATCACTAGACACCCTTGTATCACCCTGAGAGCCACACTGAGACCTTATAACAGAATATTGTAAGGGATTCTATTAAAGCCCGTCTATCCTGTTACAGGATAGACGGGCGGTTTATTTTATTGGAAAGTTAAAAATAAATATGCCAAATGGGTGCACAGGGTATTGACAAACGATGATTTTCTGTTATACTAAAACTAGATGGAGGGTGCACCAATGCCGAAAAGAGACAGTATAGCAAGAGGGGTCAGGATTAAAAATGATGTTGTTGCTGCAATAGAGCAAAGGGCTAATCGTAGGAAAATTAGTTTCAATAGCTGGATGAACTGGGCTATCAAGATTGGGCTTAGGAGCCATTCAAGGAGTAAGCGATGAGTAAAAAAGAGATAAAAATATTGGGCGATGGTTGTTTGCTATTTTGTGAGTGGTGCAAAGCGACTAAGTCATACATTCCCAAAGATTGCGACTATTGTTTTAAGGCAGAGACTTTACCTGGCGTGGAGATTAAGTATGACAAAAGAAAAGATAAAAGAAGGGCTAGAGTTGGTGATGACGATGGGCGAAGAAGCTGACTTAGTTTTAGAGTATCTTGACTCCCAAGATGTAGTTCTTAAAGTTAAAGGGGAGTTGCCTAAATGTTTTCACCCAAACCCTGACCCAGAAGAGGAATATCTTAATGCTCAATACGATATGAAAGAAGCAGGTTATACGCATAAGTTTGAGAGGTTGATATAATGATTAGAGCAGTGTACAGAAACCACACCAGAAGCCCTGAGACAACCATAGCGCATCTTTAAGGAGGCTGTTAGTATGTTATCAATGACAGAATCAGAAATGCACAGGATTAACCGAGGGATGAAACAAGGATTAAGGACTGGTGCCCCTAATTATCCCTCAGATGTAACTGTGAAAGTGAAGGGCAGGTTTATCAAGATGCAGACACCAGATGGGGTGGATATACCAAGGAGAGAAGTTAAATGACAGACAAACTAATCTGCAATCATTGTGGGCATAAGGGGTCTGATGTTGTAAGAAGGCTCAAGTATGTAGGTGGCCGAGGATACGAAGAGTTTATCATTTGTGAAAACGAGACTCAATGTTGGGATAGGTGGGACAAGAAGCATAATTTTAATCCAGTTTTAGTAAAAGCAGTCTTATCAGTATAGGGGGAGTAAATTATGACAACAGTCTTTTGCAAGAAGCACGGTACGGAGTTTGAAATCTATGAAGGATGCGCGCAGTGTATTGCCGAGAAGGAAGCGGAGAAATATCTAGCACCTGGAGGCATAATCCCTGGCCCACAAACTGTATCCCCTGACAGCGGGACTCAGCCTAGCGATACGGGGACACTACCGACAGAGATGGGAACAGCACTAGCTCTTCGAGCTGGGGAAGACATTGAGGTGCATGGCTATTTTGAAGAGGCTCGAGGTCTTCTGAAGTTTGCCAAGGAAAGGGTTATCGTTGCGATTGGGGATGCCAAGGCAGCTACTGATGACCTTTCGATTATTGCCAAACTCAAGAAAACTATGGAAGCAAAGAGAAAGGAATATCTGAGTCCTCTAAAGGAACAGGTAGACGCCATAAACGAGACCTACAAGACCTTGATGGAACCAGTTCTTGAAGCGGATAAAATCACCCGCGACAAGGTACTAGCCTATCAGCAAGAGCAGGCTCGCATTCGGGCAGAGCAGGAAGAGATTAATCGTAAGAGGATGGAAGCTGCCGAAGCGGAAATGAAGCTCAAGGGTGAGTTATCCGAGTCAGTCAATCTCGTTGAGGTGATACCAGAAGCCAAGAAAGTTTCTACTGATATGGGTAGCACTGGTATGGTCTCCCACTGGACTTATGAAATCGTTGATGAGTCAGTAATCCCAAGAGAATATTTGGTTGTGGATACCGCCATGCTAACTGCCATTGCCAAGAAACACCATGACAGTAAGCCTGTGGCAGGAGTTCGCTTTTATAACAATCCCATAATAGCCGTGAGAGCGAGGTAAGAGATGAGTAGAGAGACTAAATTTAGAGCTTGGCAGGAAGAAGAAAAGAAGATGTGGGTCGATGTTGGCATTGATGATGGCGGTTCCGCCATTCTTGACACACACATAGGATTTGCTCCACTCAAGGGAAGCCATATCATCATGCAATACACAGGCCTACTTGATAAACAGGGCAAGGAGATATATGAGGGGGATGTGCTTGCCCATAACTCTAAAGACGCCCACGACAACACCTACCAAATTAGATATGAGGTTAAATTTGGAGAATATGATAATGGCAAGTGTTACGACGATAACATTAGTGGTTGTGGTTGGTGGTTAAAACGCTTCATCTTGATACGAAGTAATGGTGAGATAGATAGCGAAATACAGGTTTACGATTATAGAGGCTTGCATGGTTTAGAAAACTCTGAAGTCATCGGCAACATATATGAGAATAAGGAACTTTTGGAGGAGAGATGAGAGAGTTTTTAAGGGGGATTGAGGAAATTAACATCGTTTTATATCCTAGTTCTTGGGGTGCTTTACAATGCAACGCAAAGTACATGAGCATTGATGGCGAAAAGGAATACCACTCATGGGCAGGTAGAGCAGATTGGCCGATAACTATAAAAACAATTGTTGATGCCTTAAATTTAATCAATAAACAGATAGAGGAGGAGAAGTGTCAGAATTCGTAGGGATTATTGAAACCATAGAGGATGACGATTACCAGGGGAAGGCTTTTAAGAAAGTTACACTAGGAGACGGATATGTCTTAAAAGTCAAGTATGGGCGAGAGGGGTATCTGAAAGACAAGTGGGGTGAACTCCAAGTAGGTAGGGCGTATTCATGGACAATGGGAGAGTATAAGGGCAAGCCATTTGTCGAAGACTTCAAACAAGTTGATATCTTCACCCAAGACATGTCCCACGAAGTAGAGCCAGAAGCTATGCCAGACATATCAAAGCCACCGAAAGATGGCAAGATGACCAAGGAGGACTGGGCAAATAAAGACTTAACAACAAGGTCTAGTATAGAAAAGCAAGTAGCCCTTAAATGCGCCTGTGAAATGTGCGGTTGCTCTCAGATAAAGCCAACTGAGGTGCTAAGTTACGCCAATGCATTTACAGGATGGTTGACTGGAGCTATAGCCGTTAAAGATGATGATGTGTTCAGACTGGCTATATCTCATGCTAACTTTAAGAAGGAGGAGATGTGAGGGGGTTGCATTCCTATTCCCCTTGTGTTATAGTGAGAATAGGAGGGCAATATGGATACAAAAATATGTTCCAAGTGCAAGAGGGAGTTATTAGTAAGTGAGTTTTATCGGTTCAAGAATTACGAGTGTCAAGCATGGTGTAAGTCTTGTAAGAGGGAATATAGGAGGGCTTATAGCAAAACGGCAAGCGCAATAGAAAGCCGAAAGAAATCTTATGAACGACTGCGAGACAGTGGCTACTTTAGGGGATATTTTAAGAAGCAAGACGAAATACTGAAACTTAAAATGCTAGCATGGAAATATGTAGAGAGAATGAAGAAAAACGGGGAAATACAGCAACAACCTTGTATGAAATGTGGGGAGCAATATGGGGAGGCGCATCACCCAGATTATAATCGACCATACTTGCTAGTTTGGTTGTGTCATAAGTGCCATATGGCGCTACATTATAATACTTTTAAGGAGGAATAGTGCTTGCTGGTGGGGCATAGCGTAGTCCCGGTCATAACAGGGGATGGGCGTCCTGTTAGCCAGCAAGAGCCAGCTACCCGCACGAAACTAGATTGAGCTAGTGTAGGTCTAGGTTTAGAGCGTATAATATAGTCGTGAGGCTAGGGCGAGGTAACGAAAAGTAGCATGTGGGCTGCTAGCTGGCACAAGTAGGTGGGGTAGTTTAAGATAAAAACACTGTCCTTCGGGATTGAGTACTAGGTGAAAGACCTAGCCCCACCTACAAATAAACCTAGTTTAGAGAGGTAGGAGATGAAAGGAATACTTGACAAATCCTCTTTAGCAGTTTATAGTGTATATATGCGTTACTACTTCGTAACATGATAAAAAGAAATTATTATAACTTAACAGAAGCAGCCCGCTTGATAGGCATATCTCGTATGACGTTGTGGAGGTGGATAAAAAAGGGCAAAACCACACCAGCCTATACTTGGGGGAATCCTTTGCTCAGTTCTCCACAAATTAAGAGGTTGCTAATCAGGCAATGTTCTACTTGTTATCACTTTAATGGGGGTCGCTGCGCTTGCCGGGAGATAAAAGATATGGAGAGACGGCGCAACAAGTGTGGGGACTGGAGTCTGAGACATGTCACATGAGCTAGAGGATATTTTATCTAAATTCAAAATAGCCAAGCGGCGTGATAATCGTTTGCAAGCCTACTGTCCTGCTCATGAAGACAAAAACGCCAGCCTGAGTATCCTAATTGATAATGGTAAAATTCTGCTCTACTGCCACGCTGGTTGCCAGGTTGACGACATATTAAAGGCTACAGGGTTAACCTACTCCGATTTATTCCAAGATGCCAGAGCCCCAACAGCCATCTATCAGTATCGCCGAAAGGATGGCAGCCTTTCCCACGAAAAGCTAAAGTTCAAGACACCGAAAGGCAAACACTTCAGCCAGAGACGGGTTGAAGATAACGCAATAGTGGAAAACCTGGATGGCATGGAGCGCATCCCTTACAATTATCCAAAGGTCATAGAAGCCATAAAGCAGGGCGCTCCCATTTTGTTAGTAGAGGGGGAGAAAGATGCCGAGACCGCAAGGCTGCTGGGCTATGTAGGAACTACTATGGGCGGAGCTTCTGAATGGAGGGACGAATACAAACACTATTTCAAAAATGCTTCTGTAATTCTGATACCGGATAAAGACAGTGCGGGTGTAGCTCACATAAAGAAGGTATCTAAATCGCTAGGTGAAGTTTGCAAATCACTTAAAACTGTGATTCTGTCTGAAGGCAATGACCTATCAGAATGGATGGAACTCGGTCATAGTAATCTAAAAGACCTTATAGATACCAGTGCTGAATTGATAACTAAACGAGGCATACCCGAACCTAATATGATTGTCAATCCGAGTGGCTTTACCTTTGATTGGAACGGTCAAAACCTCAAAATAGTGTTGGACAGGATTAAGAATGATAACGAGGGTGAAGTATCCGTTTACGATAATGATAATGATAATCCGATTTACATATCGGGAATGAAACTATTATCCGTGTCTCACAAGTCGCAACTCGCCCGGGCGCTCAAAACACAGCGCAACCTTGACTGGGATAGAGTAATAAATCAGGTGGCGACAAAGGCCCTAGCTCATCTGAGAGTGGGAGAGCAGGTAGTCAACCTTGACGATTCCTACGGCAAGAGAAAACCTGAATATTTGCTTTATCCGTTATTTGTCAAAAACGCAGTCAATATTATCTATGCGGAAAAAAGCTCGGCTAAAAGTCTGTTTATGCTTTTGATAGATATAACGCTGACCCTTCCCTGGTATAATAACCCAATTGGGCTGCATATCACACCTCAGGACAAGCATAAAGTATTATTCCTGGATTGGGAGAGCAACGCTGATATTACAGGCTGGCAAAAGGAGTGTCTACTAAGAGGGATGCCAGAAGATTTATCCTGGTGCGACCTGCCATATCTCCGCTGTAACAAACCGCTATCTGAGTCTGTAGAACATTTACGAAACAAGATAGAAGAAGCCTGCGCCGATGTTGTCATAATAGATAGTCTCGGAATGGCTGTCGGAGACGACTTGAACGCTACTAAACCAGCCTTTGCTTTCCTCGCTGCGCTGAGACAATTACCCGTTACCCCGCTAATCATAGCTCACCCTGCTAAAAATATTGATACAAAGAAGCGGAGTGTATACGGCAACGCATTTTATGAAAATGAAGCCAGGTCAGTCTTTGAAGTCTCTAAAGAACAGGAACACGGCTCAAACGAACTAACAATTACACTTCACCATAGGAAAGCCCCGCCGTTCGCCGGATACCATGAAGCCTTAGCTTGGAAGTTTATATTTGAAGATGATAAGACTTTCGTGGAAAGCGCAGAAGCGGAAGGCGATAAGAGAGAAACGGATAATCCAAGAACGAATGAGGACAAGATTTTAAGAGTCCTGATTGAAAGCGATGCCCCTCTTGCGCCAAAGGAAATAGTGAAAGCCAGCAAGGAGGGCATTATTGAGGGGAGCCTTAGAAAGACATTGCAACGAATGAGGAATAAGTCCGAACCGCAAATAGGGCTGACGGATAATGGCGAATATTATTATCTATAATTACCCTTATTGCCACCGTGACAATATACCCACCCCTAAAGGGGGGTATTGTCACGACAAAGGTATGTCACAGACGTCACAGGGATGTCACGGTGAGCGTAGTTTGTGCGTAGGGGGTGAGGTTGAGTTGAACCATGTCACGGGGTATGTCACGGAGGTATGTCACGGGGTGTGTCACGGAGGTGCAGTTTGTGCGTAGGGGGTGAGGTTGAGTTGAACCATGTCATGGGGGATGTCACGGAAGAAATCATTTAGGAGTCTTAATATGCAACAAACAAAATTTTTTAGGTATAGACCAAAGCAAGGCACGGGCTTCTATTTGGAAATGTTTGATAACCACAGCTTTTGTTTTGAGGGTCATTTTTCATTTGATGGTTTACCTGTGATAAGGATACAGCTTCCGGGTTTGTTGGTGGAATTTGGATTAATGGATAGGGCGCAGAGTGATGCGTTAGATAAATTCTTTGATAGCGGGGAGGGTTAATATGCAACCTAGTGAAGAACAGATACAACGGTGGAAGAAGCCCCTACGAATACCGTGTAACTGGAGAAACCTTACGTGGAAAGAATGCTACGAGAGGCTACGGAAGTGAGTGATGAATAAAGGATTAGTGAGGTTTGAAAATGGTAGATATTATTACAGCCAATGAAGAACTCAATACATGGTGCGGGACAGAAGGCATTAACTACTACGAAGGGATAGACGCTCTAGGGAATTTATTTAAGTATGCTGTGCCAAAAGTGGAGGCATTTACCCTTGTTAAGCAAGTAGGTGAGGCTGAATATAAATCATCTGCTTTACTGCAAGGTAAATCTTCAAGGATAGTATATGATAAAGACTCTGCCCTAGCTCTATTTTGGGCTTGTTATTCTGTTATTACTGGTAAGGAGGTAAAGGATGGTAAGTAAATTAGCCCAAACGGTAATAGATGCCCATTATGTTCTATGCCCGTTCTGTCAACAAAAAGTGGAGTTGTCTGAAGGCGTAAGTGTTGATGCCCCTGGAATGCCAAATTTGACCTTTTGCTCATGGAAACATTTGGGGAGATGGATTATTGAAACCTACGAGCAAGGAAAACAATTTGGTTATGGGCTAGAAGCAATAGAGGAGGCTAACAATGAACATTGAGGAGTATCGGTTGACAGATGAGAACATACCTTACAACACAGATGTTCACTTGGATGCTGGTGTCTACAATGGCTTATACAGAGAGAAATTTATTGAGGGTGCTGATGCCCAATTCAATAAACTCTTACCTCTGCTTGAGCAGCCTTATAAGTATCCTTCTCAAATATTCCCAACAAAGAGCAAGCAAATCAAGCACCCTGAGCAGACCAACGGGGAAGCGGTAGAGAAGATAGCTGAAATAATAAAAGAATGTGGTTCATATTCCATTGGACTTGATGGATATGTGCTTAATCCAACAACTGCCGCTTGCAAATTACACAATGTTGGCTACCATCTATCTGAGCAGACCAACAGGGAAGCGGTGAATGATATAGCTGAGATTGTAGCCGAGATATGGCTGAGTGGCAAAAATGACTCTCAAGTATTTGACTACCACGAATGTAGTTCAAGGCAAGGGTGGATAGCCCGTTTATACGCTCTAAAATGGAGGGAAGATGGATAACGAGAAATTAAGAGAAGCGGTAGAAAAACTTGTTAGTAAGGCATATTGGTATGACGGACAAAAGAATATAGTTGTAGATATTACCAAGAAAATCCTCGCTCTATGGCCGAAGGTGCTGAGTAAGGAAACTAGAAAAGCCATAAGAGATAAAGTTTACCCTTGGGATGAAGCTGTGCCAATGAACGAAAATTTAGGGGAACTATTAGACAAGATTCAAGTAGAAACATCCCAAGCCACAGTAGATAAGAATAAGGGGGAGTAGAAAGATGAGTAATATCACATCTGACGAGACAATTTGTTATAATTATGGTGATGGTTTTGTTGGTTTCTCTGAAAATCCTCACCCTGAATATAAAATTTGGAAGGAAATGCCGTGTGGGCATTCAGGGCTATGGCTCTTTGATAGATGGGTTTGTCAGACTTGTTGGGGATATGAGAAGCTATACAATCAAAGGGAGGTAATTAATGGATAGAGAACTGGTGGAGAAGTGTTTGCTGACACACCAACAGAAAACAGCATCAGTGGATAATTTCCTGAAAGAGCATCCGCAGTATGAGGGGCTAAGGGGTAATCTTTTGAAACCTATATTGCGTGCTCAAGTAATCAAAGCCTATCCCATCATCAAAGAGGCAGTAATTCAGGAAATTAAGAAGAAACTATACCACCCACCAATAGCATTTTCAAAGGATATAGATGTGGATAGCAAGGTTCTAATAACAATAATGGGGCAGGTAAGGCGGTATTACCAGATAGTTTTTGATGAGGCTACAGAGGGGATAGAATGAAAAGAAGTCCTGCTGACATAGCGTTTAGTTTATATATCAGGACAAGGGCCGGATTTACCTGTGAGTATTGCGGGAATAATTGGAGGCAGATGCACACCTCTCACTTTCACGGACGCAAGAAAGCGTCAACCAGGTTTGATGAGGAAAATGTAGCTTGTCTTTGCTCTACTTGCCACGGTGAATTTCACACTCATCCGAATATACATACCGACTGGATGAAGAAACGGTTGGGTAGTGAAAGATACGAACTTCTGAACATACGAGCAGAGCAATACAAAAAAATGGGGAAACTCGACATTAAGGAAATTGCACGGTATTACAGGGAGAGACTGAAGGAAATGGGCATTTAGTCTTATCAGTATAGGGTAGGCGAATGAAATGAATGATGTTGAATTATCAGATGCAATGCAATTATTGAAGGATATGTGGGAAGGTGAGTTGCGCGTTAAGCCATTTTCGGAACCAAGGCTTAGGTTTGCTATGCATGATATTTTGGCACTTGCTATAAAGGCAGGCTTGCAATTTGATAAAGATGATTTCTCCAAACTCTGTGATAACTTCCATTTGGGGAGAGGGTATTATGCCACTGGGTATCTTTCTGCTGATGAGCATTATTATAGTTTAGCAGTGGCAGTTCAAAATACCTTAGCTTGTCAATCATTTGAGCGCATCAAAAACCGCAAGCCTTTTATAGTAAACAATGTGGATACCGGTTACGTTCACTATGCAGGACACCACAACCAAAGACGAGCACGGTCCAGATTATCTTGTGGTTGCGAATTCTCTTGGAATGGCGAACGGCTTACTGTAACCAGTTTTTCTAAAGACGGCACGTATTTGAATGCTTGTTCTTATAAGCCCTTAGAATACGATGAACGAGGATTTCAAAAAGGAACACTCAAAGTAAAGCACATTTACAAATTGACACGCAAAGACTTAAAGGCAATGAAGTAGAAAGCAACGACATCTTATCAGTATAGGGTAGGAATTGTAAGAGATAGTGTCTAAGATGATTATGAATGATATTTGGTACTCATACCGTTCAATCCACTTTTCGAAAAAACAATTATGGTGGCTCGTATTGAACCTTGCCGAATTAAAACAGGGTAGGTGGCCTGAACGACCAGAGGATTATGTCAGACAGCCAAAAATGGCATGTGGGAAGGCTAAAGAACAGGGTTACGATGGCTATTGTATCACCTGCCCTTTTGTTCCGTGTCTTAACCCTGAAGAAAAGACCCCAATGAAGATACGCAAAGAGCCGGCTATTAACAAAGTCCTGGAGATAGCGGCGGAAGTTGAAGCTAGGCTAGAGTTGGTAATGGGTTATATATCTGGTGAGGTGAGACCTACTAGGACAATCAAGAAAAGGAGGCGGTGAAAAGTGTACCAAGGTTTGAGACTAAACAACACACCACTTGACAAACTAGGAACGATGGTTTATAATATATGGTTAGGATATAAAGCTATGTAAGGCTCGCTGTAATAGGTGGGCTTTTTGTAAAGGAGATTTAGTAAGTGGGGGCGTTGGCTTAAAAACCAAACGAGTGTAGGAAATGGGTAGACTCGAATAGCACATTAGGAGATACGACTGAACGGTGAGGACTACACCCAAGTTCCGTGTCCTAGTTTCAAGGTGCTGACCCGAAGCCCCACCTATCAAAAAAAGAGAGTTTATTTATTCCTAATGTATTTCTCTTTAGTGTTTAGCCAGGTTCTAAAACACTTAGGACATCGGTAACGCTGATATTCCTTCCTACCGCTTACTCCAGGGCCAGCTTTATGCATTGGGGTTCCGCATGACAGGCCATCTTTAAAGGAACGATACGGTTCAGGGCATTTTACTTCTTTAGGCATTTATCCCTCCACCAAGTTGCAGCAATTCTCCGCTGGCTGATGCCAAGGCTTGTTCTATCCCTTCCATACTCACACGACCTATCCAATAAGCACCTCGTTTGTCTTTGTAACAATTCTTCGTAACAAGTTTTAGTGCCTCATACATCTTCTCATAGGCCTCTGCTTCTTCGGGCGAAGTCACATAATGGCTTCCGCAATCTGCACAATAATTACGCCCTTCTAAATCTTGATATAGTGTATTAACTTCTTCCATGTTATCTACCCTCCTTGCAGTTCTTTGCTTCTGCTAGTAAAAAGACTAGCATATTCTTACCTGTTTTATCCCACCATATTGTCTCACCATGTTTCCTTGCTAGTGCTGCTCCGTGTTCTTCCCAGTATTCAGGGGGATGAATTTCGCATCCTATCCTGATATCTACGTGGTCTTTGTAAGGGATAATATTACCAGTATATTTTGAGCATACCGTTAATATCCAAGCACCGCTTTCAATCCGAGCACCGCATCCAATCCGAGCACCGCTTTCAATCCGAGCACCGCTTTTAATCCAAGCACCGCTTTTAATCCAAGCACCTGGGAATTTCCTCCTAGCTTCTTCTATTGTTAGATACATTTATCCACCCTCCTTGATATCTAAGTCTTGCTTCCAGATTATGAGTTTTAGTTCCTTTCTCTTCTTCTCTCGCAGGTCAACCATTACTTCAAGGTTAATCAGGTTTGCCAGGACTACTATTTTATCACCATCTTTCATCATTCTATCCTATGCCTGTCTGCTCTAGCGTGGTTAAGCAAAGCGGTGTATGATATTTCCCTGCCCTTGTATTCCTCTGGGTTGACCGGGAAGCCGTAGTCATAAACATAATGGGACTGGTTATCACTCACATCAATCCAGACATGGCATTGTTTAGGACTCCAGGGGTTCTTCCCTATCATTATTTTGATGTCTATATCTTTTTGTAGGCCATGTAAATATAGATAGGAGTAGAGCGCAACATCATCGCAATCGCCAAATGTCGGCGGGTAAGGTATGATTTCTTCTCCTATCTGCCATCCTATAACATACTCATCTAGTGCAGAAAGTTTATTGGAGTCAGCATAAGCATACCTGCTAAAAACTAAACAGATAATTATAACCAGCAGTATCCTTATCATCATTCCACCCCTTGTCTGTCATTTAACTTCTCTCTTCTGCCTTAGCCAGGGCACTAACTAGCTTATCCGCAGCAATTTGCTTTAGCTTCATATTCTCAGGATGAGGGGCGCTTAAGTATTCATCTATTGCCTTCAGTGCCTCATACATATCAGAGCAAACGCTTCCGTCTGTGCAATTCTGACATCCAGGCAGAACGCCTAGCTCTTTCCCCTTAGGACATTTCATTTCAATCCTCCTATAGGTAATCTTTTCATCTTCTTATAGGTTAGTATCGTTCATAATTAATTCTTTTTGAAGGTGCATTTACCACAGATATTGATTGTCTCTATGGTGAATTTACCTTTACCTAAATCCTTTTTGATTGGTATTATATGCAAGTCGCCACCGCAACCACCGCAAGTTATAATTCTGGGCTTCATTAAGTCTTCTAAATCAGGTTTCATTTCAATACCTCCAATTAAGAATAGATTTTACCAAATTTCCTTTGCTGTATAAGTAGTATCTATGTCAAAAGAAGACTCTGCACCGTAGGCTCGCCTTTTGGAGTCCTGCTCGCGGGCGTTATTAAATATACCTCGCCTTACATTATTCTCAGCTTCTTTGGCAGAGTTGGCCTCAACCTCATATCGGTAAACATGCCTAACCACCTCTATAACTTGGAATCTCTTTTTCATAACTTTTATCCCCTCCTTATAGGTTAGTATCGTTCATAATGGTTAGCGCTTTAATGAATGGAAATGTTGCGCACAAAGTATTGTTTCTTGCCGGTATTTATCCACCGAGTCTAGTTCTTCTATGGCTTTTAGGATGATGTCATTCGCTCTATTCATAAGTTCAACGCTTCCAGAATTCATTAACTTATTGTATTTCCCATCCAACTCAGCTTTCCAACTACCTTCCCTCGCCATTTCAATACCTCCAATTAAGAATAGATTTTAGATAAATACATAGTCCTCAATTTCCCTGTCCCATAGTCCTTGGTTCTCTGAAAATACTTGCTCATATACCTTGCCACAAACGGGGCATGTCCCCTCAAAACTAACCTCCTCACCATCACAAACTGGCTCCGTGTTCCATTTTAGTTCAGTCCTCTTACACTCATGTTTCATTTCCTTTACCTCCGATTGCGCTTCCATTGATTCTACAAATTGTTGAGCTTGCCAAATACTATCAAAGTCTTTTTGTCCGTCTTGTGGGTGCGTGATGTAGTATCTATCTTTGTTTTGTTCCAATGAATAACCACGAGATTTAAACCAATCAATGTTTTTTAGAGCTAGTTCACTCATTATCTGCGACCATCTTATGTTGTCAGACTGTTGTAAATCCATAATCCTAACCTCCATTTACTTATTATATTCAGTATACTAGACTATGCCATGCAATGTCAATAGGTAAACATAAAGATTTCATAAAATTTTGTTAACATTTACTTAACATTTGCATTAACCTGGCGGAGTGTTATAATGAAGGTATGGGGAAGCGTACGGGTGAAACTGGCAAGCAAGAAGATGAAAAGATTGCCCCTATGAGCGACAAACAACTTGATAAACTATGGATACAACACATAAGAGACTACACTAACAAAGGTATACTACTAACCTTCAAACCAGTCCGTTATTATAACTCCAAGGAACGCAATAGGTTGGATAGACTCTGGCACGGCTTATCTATACCACCCGATTATAATGATTTGAATAGTAAGCCATTGACCGAGTAGTGAAATAGCTCTGGTATGGCTCTCATGCCTTCTTATTCACGGATTGAGTGATGCTTGAATGGTGCAATTACGAGTGAGTGATGCAATAGAACGAGGTGAAGAGATTGCCATTAAACATAGTCCCCCTAAGGAGTATATACAATGCCACCATTAAACAATAGTAGATACGAGAAGGTGGCCTTTAATCTGTTTAAGGGGATGATTCAAAAGGAAGCCGTTATTGATGCTGGGTTTTCCCCAAGAACGGCTGATTTGACGGGTTTTAGGCTGATAAGAAATGATAAGATACAGGCTCGCATACAAGAACTGCATAAACAGGCAGAGAAACCAGGTATTATGTCGGTTGGAGAGCGCAAGGAAAGACTGTCAGAAGTAGCCAGAGAAGGTGTCAAGCAACCAGTCACAGCGCGAGAAGTTGTCCAGTCTATAGCGGAACTCAATAAGATGGATGGTTCGTATGCTCCTGAGAAACACGCCATTCTAGGAGACATACAAATAGAGGTTACATATATTGACAAACAAATATCTGGGGGAGACACTAAGTAATAAGGTGTTTACACTATGAAAGGCAGGAATACAACGGTAATAAGTGTTAGGTTGCCTGACAAGGTCATAGCTTCATTAGCAGAGAGAGCCAATAGAAAGGACTTATCAATAGGGGATTACCTCAAAGAGCAGATAATCCGTAGTGTAAACGCTATGGGTAGTGTAAACGCTATACCAAAGTATGATAAGTCCATACACAAGGTTGGCGATGTGGTAATGATGCTACGAGGGAAGCAGTGGGTCAAGTCCATAGTACCGGAACTAGATGCAGACGGACAGCCCATGCCCGAGTATTAAACATGAAGACGAAGATACGAGTACAGCTCCCTGCTCCGCACTCTCGCCAGGGTGAGTTTGTCGGCAGTAAACACAAGAGGATAATAGTCAGGGCCGGCCGGCGTGGTGGGAAGACTGTTGGCGTGGCTATCCGGGCGGTTGAGAAGTTCTTACAGGGGAGAAGACAGCTATATGGTGCCCCCACTACCGAGCAGATAGACCGCTTCTGGTTCGAGATAGTCAGGGCATTGGGGCCGTTGATAGATGCTGGTGTATTAAAAAAGAACGAAACTGAACACTATATAGAACGACCCGGCACAGACCAGAGAATAAAAGCTAAGACGGTCTGGAATGCCGACACCCTGCGCGGTGATTATGCTGACGACTTGTACTTGGATGAATGGCAGTTGATGGATGAAGACGCCTGGGAAGTGGTGGGTGCTCCTATGTTGCTGGATAATAACGGCGATGTGGTGTTCATATATACACCACCATCCTTACGCAGTGCTGGGGTATCAAAGGCAAGAGACCCACGTCATGCTGCCAAGATGTTCAAGATGGCACGAGAGGACACCACAGGGCTATGGCAGGCTTTCCACTTTACAAGCCATGATAACCCTCATATAAGCAAAGAAGGGCTATCTATCATTACCAGCGATATGTCGGCTCAAGCATATCGTCAGGAGATAATGGCAGAGGATGATGAACTGTCGTCTACCCAGCTTGTATATGGGAAGTTCAACGAGACTATATGTAAAGCGCAGCGGTTCGAGATACCCAATACTTGGCCGGTATATGTGGGGCATGACTTTGGTGGTGCTAATCCAGCAGCCTTGTTTTCCGCCAGGGTTAAGTTACCGATACCGTCTGAGGCTTCACCATATATAAGGCATGGTGATTTCGTAGTTTTCAGGGAATACCTACCAGGGCCAGGGTACTCTACGGCCCAACATGTCGAGCGGTTTAAGTTGATAGTGAAGGGTATGAATCTCGAAGGGTGTGTTGGAGGTAGTCATCAAGAGGAGGGATGGCGGGGTGATTTCACGGCTCATGGTTGGCCGATAAGGGAGCCGAAGATTAGCAGTGTATTGCCTCAAGTGGATAGGGTTATAGGTCTTATGGAGCTAAACAAACTACACATCTTCAATGATTTGTTTAACTACCTTGAAGAGATAATGAACTGTCTATGGGAGCGGGACTCAAAGGGTGTGATAATCGACAAGATACAGGACGAAGCTCGGTATCATCTCTGTGCTTGCGCCAGGTATAAGTTTAGTGACTTTACACCAGAGACGGTAATCAGTGGGGCACCAAAGACAACCTATGATGAAAGGTATTAGGAGGTAAAAGAAAATGGTTCAAGTAACAGGGGAACCCAGAAGGGAAATTGCAAAACTCGTAGACAATGATGATGTTTTAATATCGGATTCACCATTGTCAGGTATATTGGCAGCTATTGTAGCTTCGGGAGTAGACTTAGCTGCTTTAGAGGTAATCAACACGGCTATACAGACAGCAACCCAGGGGATGCAGGCAACCCAGGGGGCTGTGGGTGTTGCTGCCGGTGTTGATGGGGTCTCACAAGCACAACTGCGGTATATCGGTGAGGCATTGGATGACTTGGATACTACAGTTAAGAGGGTGCCTGTTCATACGCATACTACAGTCACTACAGCCGCTATTGCGACACTGACACCTGGAGCAAACTTTAAACTGCTGGCGGTAAGGATACACGTTAGTACAGGAGCACCTCTGGCGGCAACCGAGACTCTCACGGTAACCCTGGATTCTGGTGATGGAGTTGCCTATGATGTAGTTCTTTTCAGCCTTGATATGGGGACTCCAGACATAAGGGATTTAGTTATCGTATTCGGTGGTGATGAGGACTTCTTTGAAAGTGGCGATTCAATAGTCATAGCTCTTAGTGCCAATGGTGGCTCAGATACTGTGGGCTGTGAGACAATTCATGAGTTGGTCTAAGGAGGTATGATGAGAACTCCAATAGTAGACGGACAGAGTATAGACCAGTTCATACCTAAACATTTACGAGATATGTTCTACGACCATCCTATGCCGAAATATAAGTATGCCGTTCACGATGGTTATGCTCCATATAGCTTCACTACTGACGGGCTTGTGCTATATTTACCCTTATGGGCATTGGAGGGTAGGTATATAACGTCAGTAGATGCTTATAAATATTTATGTACGGTTGCTGGTGCTTTGTGGAGACCAAACGGTAGATATTTTGATGGCGTCAATGATTACATTACGATACCTCATAGTGCATCACTTTCAGACTTTTTCGCTGGTGGAGGGACAATTGAGGCTTGGGTAAATCCGGCAAGTGATGGGGAAGGCAACAAAGGAACTATTGTCAGTAAAGGAGGGGCTAATCTTGGATGGAAGTTCTATGTAGAACAGGAAGCTGCTGGTAAAGTCAAACTTTCATTCAGGCAAAATTTTAGTACCACAGAGGGTCTGTGGACGACTATTGCTACAGTAGTTCCTATCAATACTTGGACTCATGTAACTCTTGAATACGATAATGGAGCAGTAGGCAATAACCCCACTTTCCGTGTTAATGGTGCAGCTAAAGCAAACACTGAAACATCAACTCCAGCAGGGACAAGATACATTGGAACATATAATCCTACTGTTGGTGGGGTGGGTGGCGATTTTGTCTTTGAAAATCTTATCGGTGAGGTCAGAATCTATAGTAGAACTCTGGTTCTTTCAGAAATCCAGCATATCTACCAGGCTACTAAATGGCGGTATTCCTAACAGGAGATTTAGAAATGGCTGATATAGACTATTACAAACTAGTTGAAGCTAAGAAAGCTGAAAGTGGTATCAGCGCACTACAAGCCCGCATGGACGGCGATAGAGAGCTGGTTGAACTGTCTAAGTATGTGCTGGAGGATGTCAATAAAAATAAAGTCCCCAATGCTATCAGCGTAACTTTGAATGACCCAGGAGTATTTGCCACCAAAGTTGAGTCAGCCCTGGGCGATGCCACGGAGCAAGTAGTTGTTGAGTCAGATGATAAGAACCTGGACACGGCGTATATAGAGGACATCACAAAGGCGTCTCTCTCTTCTGCTAACTCCTTACTGGTAAAACGGGGCAAGTTCCCGTTAAATCCTTTCTTCGACCAGCAGATGTGCCGGCGGGGAAGGGGTGCTGCCAGGATTCTGTTCAGGATAGACAAGAAAACAGGGGCGCTCATCACCGAAATAACTCCTTGGGACACCCGCTTTGTTTACTACGGTATGGGTGCTGATGGGTTTGACTGGATGGCTTATGAGACATCTAAAAGCAAGGATGAGATAGCGGCTGAAGAATGGGCAAAGAAGGAGAAGTTTAGCATAGAAGACGATGAAGCCCTTGTCCTTGATGTCTGGAGTAAGGGTAAAAACCTTATCTATGTTAATGATATAGAGGTTTCCGTGCAACCTCATTCATATGGGTATGTGCCAGCGGTCCTTCAAACTGTGCCGATGGGTTCTATGATGGCCGACAAGGATAGTCTTCAGCATCAGGGTGAGTCTATCTTTTTTCTTATCCGTGACCTTATACCAGAGTTAAACAGGCTGGTCAGCATCATACAGAGCTTGAACCAGAAGGAACTAGACCATGCCTTGTTATATAAGACTGAGTTAGGAAATCAGGGTGAACCACCCAAAGACCTTACAAAACCGGGGACATATCACCCAATGGGTGTTAATGAAGGGGTTGAGCCGGTCAATTTTGGTGAGCTAAAGCGCTCAATGTATCTACTACACACCATGATAGAGACGAGGATACAGAGAGCAAGTGTTTCCAATGTTGATTTAGGGATAATGGGTAATCAACCATGGTCTGCTGTTGCGTTGCTACAGATTGGCGCAGGTAGAGAGCAAGTATTTCTACCCAGGCTTGGTTCAAGAGGGAGTCTCAACGAGCAAATAGTTGAGATGATAATAGACCAGATTATACAAACCGGTCTTTCAAGTGTGGAGATTGGCACAAGGGGGCATAAGAGAACCTTTGATATTGGGAAGCTAAAGGGTGAGTACAAGGTCTCTTTCAAATACTTCATCAAATCGTCAGAGATGGATGCGGCACGCTTCTCAATGGCAGCCGCTGCGGGGAACCTGATATCTGAGAAAGCTAAGAGAAGGGATATATTGCAGAGGGAAGACCCTGAAGAAGACGAAAGGCAGTTGAGGTGGGAAGAGGCAGAGTTGCTAGTTCCAACCATCAAGATGCGGAGGGGTATTAAGGCGTTATTGGAAATGGCTGAAAGGGGGGACAAGGATGCGGAAGCTGAGGCGAAACTTTTGGCTGATGCTTTGGGTGTTACGGAAGAACAGTTACTATCAGGGAATGCTGAGCAGACACCGAAGCCGGAGGGAACAGAGAAACCCACACCTATGGCGCCTCTCTTTTCAGGAGGTGGGGGCGGACCACCAACTCAGTCTACTCCGAGGGAGAGTGAAGAATGATGCCGGAGGTAGGTGAGGTAAGAAAGGGTCGGGACATAGGTAAAACACGATAGTTCAGCAGGATAGAGCAACGAGTAACACTATTAGAGACAGAGAACATACTTCTAAAAGAGGGGGTTAAGTTATGACAGGGCGGTTCACAATGAAAGATGTCGACAAGCAGATTGAGGAAGTAAGAGCAAGACATAAGCCGGCAGGTAACGATATGATGACCAAGTTTAAGGATGTCGCTAAGAAACGGAAGGTTGGTGGGATAGTCCCACCTGTCAAGTAGGAGCTTATTAATGCCAAATGGCAAAGCTAAAACCATATCAGAAATAGAGAGGATGCTGGCTGAGGTAAGAAAGCCACGAAAGCCTGAGCCTGTTGCGCCTGAAGCACCCATGCCTGAAGCAGAAGAGGCTGAGGGGCTAAAGCCAATACCAGGGCTTTGGCGAAGGCTTAAAGAGGGTCGGACAGTCCTCGTTACCCCTGAAATAGCCAAGGGTATGGGCATGGAGGTTGACATTGACCCCGACTGGATGCTCAAGTTTACTCCCCCTAAAGATGGAGAGCAACCTGCGTTTAGCTATGTATCACCTGAAGGGGTTGAGTTTAAACCTGAAGAGATTAGAACAACCCGTGAAGGTAAATGGCTCCCCTCTGCAGAGATGGAGGAAATAAGAGGCGGTCAGTATCAAGCCTATGACCCTGAGACTGGTGAGTTTCAAGCTGTCACTAGAGCATTTTATGAGGCGAGAGAAGCTGCTGGACTTACGATAGAAGAACTGCATGAAATAGCAAGCGGCCGGTATATGGTAAAGGACATTGATACCGGTGAGTTCGTACCAACTACTGAAGCGGGGTTAGAAAGGCGAGAGGAATATTATAGGGTAAAGGCTCGGCAAGATGAGTTGGCCTCTCTTATTAAAGGGGTGTTTCCCGAACTTCTGGCTCCGTATGAAGAGGAACAGGCGGTTGAGGTATCCCTAGCATATGTGCAGTCTGTTTCTGAGTCCCCTGAGATGCAGGAACAGTTCTTTGAGACTGTGCAGGCCCAAGGTAGAACACCAGAGACGGAAAGGCTATTGCAGATTCTATTACCCGAGGTTACAGATGAGGAGTTGGCTGGGTTCTTTGGAGTTACAGCAGCAGTAGATGCCTTTGGTCACGAAATAACACTTAGGCGACCTGACTGGTGGACACTGGATTTCTGGCTGGAGAACTTCTTTAAGCCCTATGGCGGGAAGGATTTGAAAGGTAAAGCTGCCGCCTCATTCGTAGCAGGTATTGGCGATGTCATATCAACGAGTGGAGGCGCTGCTCGATGGCTTGGTTTTGAAGATGTGGGGAAAACACTCTCGGATATAGGCACACCATTACAGAGGATGGCTCCACCCGATACCAGTGGGGAGTTTGAAGTTGCCGACCTGCTTGACCCTGAGTTCTATGCGACAAAGATAGTTAGGACAATCCCCTTTGCTTTGTCATTAGCTCCGCTGGCTATAGGCGGTTATTATGGCGGTGCTACAGTTGCTACTGTTCTAGGTATCTCAAGAATAGGGGCATGGATTATCGGTGGTTTAGCTGGTGCAGCTCTGAGTAGACCTGCTGAGAGTGCCTTAGAAGCTGGTGGCGCGTATGATGATGCCATAGCCAGGGGTAAGACTGAGGCTGAAGCCAGAAAAGAAGCTGACGAGGTATTTAGAAATAATATGACATTGGCTGGTGCCGATGCCTTTGAGATAGCCATAGCTCTAGCCCCGACTCCAAAATGGGTGCCGACTGCGCTGGTTAAAGGTGGGTTGGTTAGAACAGCCCAAATCGGTGGTAAGATGATGATTGTAGGGCTTACCGAGGGCGGTGAGGAAGTTTACCAAGATATGATAACGAGGCGAGCCCGGGGTGAGGACTGGCAGTTAGACCCCATAGCTAAAGAGGTATTCGCTATCGGCATGGTTATGGGTATGGGTATGGGACTAGGTGGTGATGTTATCTCGTCTATAGTTAATAAGTCAAAAGGCAAGATGTCGCCTGAACTTAAAAAGGAATTTGATAAAGCGGTTTCAGATTTCAAAGCAGAAGGGTATACCGATGAACAGTCAGAGTTAAGAGGGCTGGATAGAATAGCTGAGATACCTGAAGGTGAAGAGATAATCAAGGAGGCTATTAAGGCTGAGGAGGTTAAAAAGCCTCCAGTAGTGCCTGCTGTTCCCGTAGAACCTGAAGTTGTGCCTGAGGTTGTACCCGAGGTTGTACCCCCAGCAGTTGAGGAAGTAGCTAGACCTGAAGTAGAGATTGGGGATTTTGTTCAGTTGAAGGGCGAGATTGGCAAGGGCATTAAAGCACCAAGGGGTTTTATTGTCGGCGAAGGTATAATGGGTAAGAATATCCCTGCTTGGAAAGTAAAGCAGGCAGATGATAGTATTACTCTAATCTCCAAAGATGAAGCAGTGGCAGTTGGTAAGCCACCTGTTGTTGAAGCACCACCTCCAGTAAAGCCACCTGTTGCAGAGATTGTTCCTGAAGTGGATGTTGAGGTCAGACGACAACTTGATGAACTCAGTAAGATGGCTGACATATGGAGCAGGAAACTAGCTACCTCAGAGCAGACAAAGGTATCACTAGCCAAGTATGTCAGGGAAAATCTGCCTATCAATGTCAGAGGCAGATATGTAACCTCAGTAGCTAGGGTTAAGACCGATGCCCAACTTCAGGTGCAGATGGCAAAGGTTCAGGAATTCGCTGAGTTAAATGCACAGAAGGTCTTGAAGGTTGAAGTCCGCAAGGTGGTTAAGAAAGCCACACCTAAGATAAAAGAACACATATTGAAGGGGAAGTTCACACCAGAAACTCAACAGAGGTTTGATGTTCTAAATCATAACCTTGAACTTGACCGAGATACAGCTAGAGACAAGATGGCAGGAAACATCTCATTATATCAAGAGGGCAAACTTGACTACGAACAGATGCTTAAAGATAATGAGATGCTTAACTTTGCCGGCATTGATGGTATGTCCTCAGAGGAACTTGCGGAGACATTAGATTATATTAAGATACTTGAGACAATAGGCAGGTCAGATAGGCAAGCCAAGCAAGAGGCGGAGACAGAGAGAATAAATGTTGTTAGAACGGATATTAGTGGTGTTCTCACAGGAGGGCAGGGGCTAAAGACCGGTGTTGGTGCTATCCCTACAGGGGAACTGGTAGCCAAAACGGGTTGGTGGGATACGTTCACCAACTGGCAATACGGTATAGACAGCCTTGCCGATAAAATCAGCAAACTTGACCCAATCTCCAAGCCATATCAGAGTGCAATAAGCCAATTCGTGTCAGATGTCCATAGGGCTACTAATCGACAGATAGATGGCACTAAAGTTGCTTTCAATGATGTCAAGGGCATGGTGGGTGAAGTCTATGAGGTAAAGGGCAACCACGCTATTAACCAAACTCTCAATGCTCTGGAGCAAGAGGTTAATCTAGGTGTCTTTGAATTTACTGAGGCTTATAAAGAGAATCATCCTGGAGTTACCACCTTTGAATTAAGAATGACAAGAGACCAGATGATTGCTAAATATATGCAGATGCAGGATTCTACTCTGGATGGTGCTTTTGACGTTGGTATGGGGTGGTCGCAGGAAGTAAAGGATGCGGTAAGCAATAATCTTACTTCTGAGGAAAAGGCACTTGGCGACTCTATATTTAAGTTCTACGAAGATTACTACACTGACATCAGCAGGGTCTATCGGGAACTCTATAATATAGACATGCCAAAGAACGCCGTGTATTCGCCACGATTCAGGGACTTTGAGGCTGAGGTGCATGAGAATGTCTTGACCTTACAGGATGCCCAAAGGTTCGCTGGTGTAACTGCTCAGAGTATCAAGGCAAGACAGCAGAGTAGTCGCCCTATAAGGTTCAATGGTGCTACTGAACTACTCTCCAATCACATACAACAGATGGAGCACTTCAAGGCATGGGCTACTACCATGAGGGATATGCGGAGGGTGTTTGGGAATAAAGAGATAAGACTGGCGGTAGAGCAGTATCACGGCCGGGGAGTGATGAAGCTAATAGACACCTTCCTGAATCAGATGGCTAGGGGAGGTATTGAAACAGCAGCCACCAATCGTGCTGCTGACTTCTTAAGGAGAAACTTTACTAAATCTATCTTGGCGATTAAGCCAGTTATCTTGTTAAAACAAATACCTTCACTGTTCGGCTATGTCTCTGAAATGAAAGCCACTGAGTTTGTGGGCGGTATAGCTGACTTTTGGAGTAACCCGGTCACTAACTTCAAATTCCTTTATAGCAATTCTGAGATGTTCAGGGCAAGGATGGATGCAGGGTTTGAACGTGATATTCGTGCTGCCATGCAGAAACATGGCACGAAGCTAATATCAGGGCAGGGGAAGTTGACAGACTGGTTCCTGCTTCAAATCAGGCTGGGTGATACATTCGCTGTTACTCAGGGGATGTGGGCGAAATACAAGGCGGGATTGGAGCAAGGTCTCACTCAAGAGCAAGCCATACAAGCTGCTGAGGACACCACTGGTAGGACTCAGCCCTCATTTGGTATAGATACTCTGTCGGCTATACAAAACGGGGGTTCGTGGTTAAAGCTAATGACCATGTTCCAGAACCAACCCAACAAGTATTTTAGAATGACTGGTGATAATCTGAGGAACTTCAAGTATGGCAGAGGAAGCAGAGCTAAGGCAGCATCTACTATATTATTGACTTGGTGTATTCTCCCAATGATGTTTCAGTATATTGCCGATGCCTTCCAGTGGAAGCCGGAGAGACAGGCTAGGGCTGGGATACTCGGCCCCTTGAACTTTATCCTTATAGGTGGTCAACTCGTTCAATCCATGTGGGGATGGCTCACTGACCAACCCTTTGATTATCAGGTAAGCCCAGTGGCTCAAACAGGCAGAGACCTTCAGATGATATTCTTGAAAGCTCGGAAGATGGTTGAGCAGGGGCTTGACCCTTTCAAGGACATATCCGTAGATGATATGGCTGCTCTTGTAGAATATGTGGCTAAAGCAGCAGGGCAGGTAACGGGTTTGCCTACACCCTACTTCGTTCAACTTTCAAAGCTAATACGGCATAAATTTGAGAAAGGTGAGGAGCTTGAGATTAAGGATTTCCTGTTCAGTGAGTGGGCATTAAAACCGCCAGAGAAAGGTGCTGAGGAAAAGGTTGAGGATAGTAGTCTTAAACTAGGCGAGATTAAAGAGGGGCAAGAAGACAAGCCATTAACTGAAAAAGAACTGAAGATATATACAACGGTGGATTGGCTCAGGGAGATAGGGAGTGATGCCGTTTATGGCAAGACTTTACCCCAAGATGTTCTTGATGATAAGACAGTATCAAAGGAAAGCAAAGCATGGGCGCAGTATGAGATAGCCAGGTCTAAATCCGACATACTCCCCAATATCCCACTTCATAAGATAAACACCGAGGATAACGATGATACTATCTTCCATTACTACCAGCAATGGTTGGCACGGGGAAAGATTACAAGCCTAGCTGAATTAAAGGAATATGACAAACTCTATCCTAAAGCATATCTGGGCAATGTGACTCGCCAACAGTATTCACTTCTAGTTAAATATCTGGAGGCTGAGGATAAAGATGCCTTCCTTGAAGCTCACCCTGAGTTAAGGGTAAACCCCCGTAATGAATGGCTGAAAGCTAATCCAACAGACAATGCATATCTAGCTTTAGGAGGTCAGTCCAAGATACTCAGCCCTGAAGCATACAAAGAGTTCAACCGCTTAGTTGAGGAATTGGATATACCGGATGGCGCCATACCAGAACTAACTTTACCACCTGAAGGCTCGGTTGAAAACTACTTCAAGTATCAGGATATGCAGGAAGAAGGCGATAACTACTGGGAAATTCAGAAGTTGATGCTTGAGGATGATGCCCTCCGTGAATTTCTTGGCAGGCAGCCTTTTGACACGTCTATTGAAGTCCTTGACCTGAAAATAGCCGGCAGAGAACTTGACCCTGAATCGCAGGAGTATAAAGACAATGAAGCCCGCATTGAGGCGATTGAGCATGAAGGGACTGACTTTCAAGATAAATGGGTTGAGCGAGGGCAGGAGGTTGATGAACATGGAGGTGGAAGCTCTGAGGCTAAGGTCTGGCTGTTAGATAACCTTAATGAATACCGTTGGGCTTTAACTCAGGGGTTACTAAAAGATGATGGTGGCTTACCAGATGATGACCCATACATAGTTGAAAATGGAAGGCAGAGCGACAAGTGGAACGAGAATGTGCTCAGGCTCAATGTTGATATGGCTAAACTCGATGAGGAATCTGAGGAATGGCAGACTCTCAACTACAAGAAGAGTGCTTACACTGATGGTTTCTCGAAGGGTAATATTGATAGTTATGTGAAATACTACCAGGAATTGGGGGCTGCGGGTTATAGGCGGGAGCGAATGTTCTATGATGCCAAAGGCAACCTGACAGATTTCGGCAAGGAAATGCAGGATATTAAGGGTATTACAATAATACCCTTCAAGGCAATACCCTCCGTAAAGTATGATGAATTACTGGAGAAAGCAGACAAGACACCTGAAGACCTTACTCGGATGAAGGGCTATAAGTTATTCGTGCCTGAGAAATACATTGACAGGTTTGTTGACTTTGACACGATACGAGCTGAGGGCAAGCCACCTGATTATCCAGAGGGTGTAAGATATTACGAGGATGAGTGGTATTTATTCGACCACCCTCTATTCTACAAAGACATTTATACAGGGCTTCTCGGTCTTGATGAGGTGAACTTTGATAATGTGCCTACACCAGACCAGAGGCGTGTTTATACTAAGGAAGTCTTTGACCTTTACGAGAGATTGAAAGGTCTACCAGTAGGCACAGCCAGAAGGGAATTAGAGCTTAGTAATCCTGACCTTGACCTCTTCATGCACTTGGAGTTTGGCACGATGCTGGAGAGTGAAAGGGCGAAGGTAGAGAGAGAAGCCAAAGAGCCAGCCGAGAAGAAAGAGGGAGAGACGGCAAGGGAGCGGATGCAGAGGGAGATGAAGGAAATGGGAGAGAGGCTCAAAAGATAAACATATCTCAACACTTCCCGTTGCAATAATAGGATATATGAATACAAAAATATGCTATTGGCTTAGGTGTAAAGCTGAATCCTTGAGAAGCCGACAATGAAAGTCCATCAAAAATAATAGTACAGGCTTTTATGGAGTCATCGGGCTTTGGGGGTCGTAGCAAAATGGGAGATGTACAATCCCTTAACATTTTGTCGCAAAGAGCATCAACAGCAGGTTTGATAAATTCCTTGGGATAATCTTCTACGGCCATAGAGAAGTGTTCGGTTTTTACTTCCCAAGGTACGTAAATAGTATGGTCAGTTTCATGGTTATATTCTCTGTCTGAGGATTTTAACTGAGGACAGTTCTTCCTAAGTATCAGTACCGCCTCTTTCGCTAAAATACTTAGTGTTATGTAGTTAGACATCACTTCTCCTTCTTGAACCAAAGTTTTATAAAGTCTAGGAGAGAGGCTTCCCAAAACCATATATCTAGGTTGGTCAACCTCTCCTGAGCTGACTGTTCTGCTAAGTCCCAATCTTCTTGTGCCTTGGCTCGTATCTCTCCTAGCACAGGAAAAATGGTAGTGTGCCCGCACTTTGGGCACTGAACCTTATAAGGCATTGTATTCATTATTCCTTCCTCCTTTTTCTCTCCTTGTCCCAGTAAGGCGATTTGCAATGAGGACATAGCGTAGGATGCTTTCGCTTACTAGCCCATTCGTGCGGGCAACGTAAACATTTATGTATGTATATCATAACCTAACCCATACTCCATAAGTTTCAAGCCTTATGGGGTTAAAAGTTATAATAGTCTTCTTCCCTGTTTGATATTTTATAGCGCTTTCTTCACTCGAAGTTCGAAAAGAAAGCCGATATCTATGAGGGGGGAAACCAAAAGACTTGATATTGCCAAGAGTGCCCCCCAATTCTTGTGGATAATTTCTTGGCTCTGGTGGGTCAGGCCAATTAAATCCGGGGTGTGCTTTTCGTAATTGTTCTAAATGACTAATCATATCTTACATTATCTCCTTACTTGATATTATATAACTATTAAGTAAGTTTGTCAATAGTATTTCATAAAGATTTTACCGACCTCTGTAAATCTTATGCAGGGGTTATTCATTCATAGGAGGTTTTTCAAATGGTGGACGAAACCAAGGGAACTCCAGGGACGAATCCAGATGGAACTCCAAAGGACGAATCCAAAGGGACTCCAAAGGACAAGGGTAAGAACTACACTGACGCTGCGATTGAAAAAATCAAAAGCGATGCTGCTGCTATGGGACAAGGGAGAGAAAGAAAGATAGCAGACCAGGAGAAGTCTGCCTTAACTCAAGAACTCGAATCTACCAAGAGTAGGTTGGATGCACTGGAGAGAGAGGCAAACGAGACCCGTTACGCTGAGGCAAGGGCAGGAGGCCAAGAAACACTCTCAGCCTATCAAAAGGAACAGGCTTTCGGTAAGTTACAGCGAGAACTTGATGACCTGAAAAGAGACCTGGCCAGGCAACAGGAGCAGATAAAGATTGACCGCGAGGAAGTTGACAAGGACAGACACGTGGTATCAGTCGCTTATCTTGCTGCCAAGCATGGTTTGGAAACTGAAACGCTTGAGTCACTCGGTATCAGCGACCCCGAAACTCTTGAAAGAGTCGCTGAGAAACTCGCTGGTGCTAAACCCAATTCGCCTGAGGTTGAGGAAGGCGAGGAAACCCCAAGTGGGGAAGCCCCGGAACTAATCCCCGACTCTAGCGAGGGAACTGGTAGTGTAGGTGGACCCCTTACCGCAGAGGGTGTAGAGAAAAGCTCTATAGCTTCTATAGACAAAGCACTTGGAAAAGCATCCGAATAAGTAAGGAGGTAAACCACTCATGGGAAACACGTTTATAACCCCAACGGTTGTGGCTAAACTGGCATTGCCAACACTTCTGAATAATCTGATGTTTGCTGGTTTAGTACATAGAGACTATGCCAAGGAATTCCGTAAAGTGGGGAATACTGTAAGGATACGGAAACCCGCTACGCTCACCGCCATTGAGTTCGATGGCGACCTGACTGGTGAATACCAGAATATCACCGAGAGCTACATAGATATTCTGCTGGATAAAATCATAGTTGTGCCAGTGGAAGTCCTGGCAACAGACTTAACCCTTGACATCCTGAGTTTCAATACTCAGATAGTTGAACCTGCGATGGAAGCTATCGCTCAGGAGATGGATGTGAGGCTGGCAAAACTCTATAAGGATGTTCCCTACTATTCCGATACCACGGGTGCAACCGCTGTGTCCGACATCCTGGATGCCCGGAAAGTTCATGTTGAAAACAAAGCGCCATTTGGCGTTAATCGCTATGCGGTAATGTCACCACTAACCACGGCTGCTTTGCTATCGCTGGAAGCCTTCAGAGGGCTGGACAAGACTGGTTCAACCAAGGCTCTACGTGACGCTTCACTAGGCCGCATATTCAGTTACGAGTTCTTTGAGAACCAGAATATCCAGAACCACGTTACTCACGCCAGTATTACTGGAGATGCAGGTGGAACTGCGGCAATCTCTCTTGTTGGTGTTACAAGCATGCTGGTAAGTGCTCTTGGTGCGGCTGGGACAATCTACGATGGAACTATCTTTGAAATTGCTGGTGACTCCCAGAAGTATGTGGTGACGGCAGATGCGGCTATTGCTGGCAATGTTGCTACTATCAGCTTCTATCCTGCTCTGAAGGTTGCTACACCACTCGGTACTGAAGTAGTCACCTTTAAGACAACCCTTACCACCTCAAAGGAAAACCTGATGTTCCACAAGAACGCCTTTGCGCTGGTAACTGCACCTATCGCACCTCCGATTGGTGGGGCTAAGGGTGTAACAATGAACTATAAAGGGCTGACCGTCAATGTAGTCTACGACTATGTAGGTTCGCAGATGAAGAACGTCATCACCTTCTCCGTTCTCTGCGGCTTCAAGACACTTACTCCTGAACTGGCCGTAAGACTATACGATGCAGCCTAAAATCTAAGAAAGGAGAAAAATAAAATGGATTCGATGGTAAAATTACTAACAAAATTCAAGTCACGCATCACGACAGCGATAGATGCTGACGACCTTTCCATAGTGCTTGAAAGCGTTACCGACATCCCCGTTGTCCCATTCATGGGTGTTCTTGATGTCTCATCTGAAGACGCTGAGTGCGTTTGGGTGACGGCTGTTTCAACGTTTGATAAAACGCTCACCGTAACTAGGGCGCATAGGGGCACTACTGCCGTGGCTCATGCCGTAGGCGTGCTGTTTCATTTCAGTGAAGTTGACTTAGCCGACCTGGGCCATTTTGAGGTCTGGGAGACGGCAGGCGAAACAGGAAGACCCCTGGAGTCAAAACTGATAACCGATGTGCTACTGGGGAGCTATGCTAATGGCATGAAAGGCTACGTTGACTGCGCCACTTCTGGCGGGAGCGTAGGGCTTCTGTCAGGTGTTAATGGCGAGATACGCTTGCCTGATGGAGAAGGGCGTGGAGCCTACTTCGGCTTAGAATCTGAGGTGGTATTCCAGACCAGTTCGTCCATCTCGCACGTCGGTCATGGCGCAACTTCTGGCTTCCTGTATCTGGGAGCTTCGGGTGCTGGGCTTGCCGAGTTCAATACTTACGGCGTGTTCATGCACATAGTCGGGCTTACTCCTGGTGTTGGCGAGTTGCTATCCCTTGACTACCACACTCTGAAATGCGACTTGTATTCAGGGGGCGCACACCGTGCTAAGTACCTGGTTCTGAGCCTTGCTGAGAACTACATCAACCATTCCTTCTCAGCGATAGCCGCCAATGGCAGGATTTTCAATCTCGGTGGTAGCTGGGCAACCCCTGCGACACCCGATGGTGAAGGTATTGTTAATATCTCCGCTAACGTTACTGGCATAGCTACAGGTGAAGTGAACCTAGCCTCACACTGGCTAAACCTGACTGGTGCAGCGGATGTCCCTGGTTATATGCACATCCACACTGATGGCATCTGGGGTTCTGCCTGCGACCTGGCGACTGCGTATATAGCTTGGGCGAAAATTTCCTGGATGCTGCCTGAAGACCCCGGTGGGCTCTACCTCTTTGAGTTGAATAATGGCACTGCACACGACACACTTGATGCCATATTTGCTGTCAACAATCCAGCCTACGCATTGGGCTTCATAGCAGGTACTAGCGATGACGCCCCCACGGGTAGTATCCCGTTCATGGCAGGTGCTGGTGGTGGTGGTGGGCTCAAGTACATCCGCACATACGATGGTCCTATTACCTAAACTTCAAGGCTTTGGGGGGTGGCGGGCTTAAACCCCCCACTAAAATAAGGAGGAATGATGAAACTAACAAACGGAGAAATCTGGAGTGCAAAGGAACCACTTCAGAAACTACTGGCGGAAAAGCCACCATTTGCAGTTAGTTATGAGTTGGCAGTGCTGGCATCTAAACTTGACCCCCAATTAGGAGTCATTGAGAAGGTTCGCCAGGGATTGTTTCAAACCTATGGCACGCCCAACCCCGAAAACCCGCAACAGTTACTACCTCCGAAGCCTATGATAGAGGGCGACAACAAAAACATGGTTGAGAATCCTCAAGCTGTTAAGTTCGTTTCTGAGTATAACGAACTGATGGCAAAGGAAACTGAAATCGTGATTGATGTGGTTGAAATACCCTCTACTGTAGAGCTGAATATTGAACCGACTGTCTTGCTGGCTCTATTGAAGTTCATCAAGATGGTAAAGAAATAGCTCGTCAGAAATGGCGAGCATCATTCCTAAGGTGGGTTGGGGGAGTTATGCTCTCCCGCCCACTGAATAATGGAGGATTAAATGGAAATTGAACTGACACGTGCTCAGTGGGAAGCCGTGATACCACTGGTGAAAATGGGACAGCGAGCCGAGAAAAGGCTGGGTCTGCCCATTGAACTGGATAATGGCGACCAGCACATAGAGATTAAGGAAAACGAAATAAAGATAATCTTGGAGGATTAAATCATGGACAACGAACTAAGACTTTGTGAAGTATGTGGGCTAAACAAAACCGGCCGCCTGATGGATGGCGGCTGGGGTGAGAAGAAACCTGTCTGTGGCGTTTGTCTCAAGTCAGGCAAGTGGCGTGAACTATTACCAGAACCTGAGCCAGAACAAGAGCCAGAAGTTGAGGCGGTGGTAAGCGAGCCACCACCAGCTCCAAAGAAGCGCAAAAAGAAGAAATAAAGGAGCAAGCCATTGGGGGAAGAGCAAAGGTCTACTATAGAGCCGTGGTCGTCATGGAGAAAGATTGAGGGTACTACTACGAATGATTACGTTACTGCTATGGATTGGGATACCCAAACCATCTTCAGGAAGAGCATCTTATTGAAGAATACCCATGGCGCAAATGGGCTGAACTATAAACTCCTAACGCAGATGTCGCTTGCAATCTCTGCTGATACCCAAGACCCTGTTCAAGACGAAAAGGTGTCTGAGGAAATACTGGATGCGGGTGATGTGGCTGAGTTTCTTTATAATAGGTCGTACGCTCGGATGATACTACAGGTAAAGGCTGAGGTCGCAGATAGTCAGGCGACCTATCGGATTGACCGCTTGGGTGAGGGTATTTAGATGGCAGTCAGAACGCATGTAGACATAGACTGGAATGTTGCCGTTTTAGCAGCTCTTGTTATCCTTCAGGCTGCGGTGGATGACATTCAGGATGATGTTGACGACCTGACAACCAACCTTGCTATAGCCAATGCTGCTATCGTTGTCATTGATAACATCGTTGATTCTATCAATGCAATAACCGAGGCTGAGGGTGTACTTGAGGAAACAGGTGGTACAATAACTTCCGTACTTGCAACTGAGGTAACTGTCTATGTCAACAATGCTCCGTCAGGTGTGTTCATTCCAAGGACAGCCAGGATTTCTACAGCTAATCATACGGTTACCGAGACCATAACTATAAAGCTATACTACAGGAATGTGTCTGGTGGAGCTTTGGAATTAGAAGATTGGGAGACCTATGCGGGAGCTATTGCCGCTGAGGGTATCCCAATTCGCCTTGACGCTAATAGATTTGGCGTTGAGATAACATTAGAACTGGATGCTGGAACTCCCCGAGCCTATGTTTGGGAAGTGCTGGAAGAGGTTTAACAATGACAGTTCTCTATGATAACTTAGCTTGGAACAGGGAGATATTGCTTGACCTCCCACTCAGAGAAGGCACAGGTATTATCACCCATGACGTAGCCAAGCCTCATCACCCGATTACTCTGCATAACACGCCTACATGGACAACGCTTGATAGTGGGCTTGGGGTTATCACCCTTGATGGAAGCACTGAGTATCTCCAATGCCTTGCTGCTTCATGTGCCGACCTTGACTTCACCAGTGGGGATTATAGCCTAGCGGGATGGTATTACATTACCTCTGGTGGCGATGATGACAAAACCCTGATGGCTCGCTTTCTGGTAGATAATAACGGGTGGGAACTATACCACTATTATAACGGGATACTGACCTTGCGCCATCATCATGCTGCGGGGGCTTCAATTCGCACAGGGGCTTACTCCCAAAACTGGACTTTTGGTAAGTGGTGGTTTGTGCTTGTTACTCGGTCAGGAGTTAGCGCTCAATTCTACCGTGGTGATGTAGATAGTTTCGCAGCCCTTACCACATCTATTTCGGCAGGTGGCTTGATTGACCCTGAGACATGCAATCAGAATTTCTATGCTGGGACTGACGGCACTGGTGATAATAAATTTAACGGGCCGTTCTGGAGACCAAGAATATGGCCCAGAGTTTTATCTGAAGCTGAGGGTCAGCAGATATGGGGACATGAGAAAAGGTGGTTTGCATGAGTGGAATAGACTTAGAAGGAAGACTGAGACGATTAGCTGCTGCGGTTGACCTTATCCCGACAACAGCCATGAGGGGCACTGATGATGCAGCCCTGGCTTTAGTGCTTGGTGCGCTAGATGATGTTGCTGCTTCGGGGGTGCCCACCGATACTGATAATGCGATGCAGTACCTCAAGCAGTTAGTAACAGATACAAGGAACACAATTTTTCAGACACGCGGACTATCTGCTTATTGTGTAGTTACCACAGCAACATCACCCACCGTATTTGAAGCCATAGGTTTAGATACCCCTCATGCTACACATCATTTTGACGACTACTTCAATGGCTGGTGGCTATATGTTCTTGAAGCTGACCAAGCTGCTCCCCTACATGAGTGGCGAGTAGTAACTGATTTTGCCCAAGATGGTGGTGTCGTTACTCATACGGCATTTTCAGTTCAACTAGAGGTGGGCGACCAGGTTTTACTACTTAATCCAGCGCTATATGAGCCTCTTGCTTCTGCCGTGGTCATAGACGACTTACTGGCTAATCTGGCTAAAAGTTACCACCAGTCTCATGCCCGAACAAGAGTATAT